GTGTATTCTTATATTTTTTGGCTCGGAAACCATCTTCGTCACGGATTCCAGTTACGATAATTTTATTGCCTCTTGAAAATTCACTTTTTCTTAATACGTGCTTGTGTCCATCTGCGCCTTTCTCGGAAATCTGTTTATCATAATTCTGAAAGACACCATAGATCTTTACGACAACTACGCCTTCTTCAGTCAACAACGTTACTGTCTTCTTGGCTTTGTCTTTATCCAATACTGTACCAATAATTCTATGCAACTTAAAAATGGGAATCATCTTCCCCTTGATTGGGATGTAACGTTCTATTTCAGGCTCTTTACTCAATCGATTAAAATGATCTAAACCATATCGATTATAATCAATACCCTTCAATTCATGCTCATGGATATAGCAAGAAATTGAATCCATCTCCCATTTACTAATTGAGCCAAAACAATACTTATCCCAAACATCACTAGTTAATCGTTCATTAACCGCTTTTAATAATTCGTCTGCATGACTTTTAACAAATGGTCGAATAATATCCATCTGTTTTTTGTAAATATTGTCCCAAACAGTCTGCTTTATCTTAAAACCACTTTGCGATTCTGTACATGGAACTAAATCATCAATATCAAAATATCTTTCCAAGAAATTAAAGGCAATATCATCTATTAAATAAAAACTTTCACTTTTAAATTTCTTTACATACTTATTAAAGTTGAAGACTCGGCGCTGAAGATCATATTCTTCTGGAATAAGTCCAAAATCGATTAACATTTTCATATTCTGAAGTGTAATTCTCTTCTTACAATCACTAACGGACTCCACATACTTCTTCATTAACTCTACACGGTCTCCAAATTCATCAAAGGCGCCCGCCTTAATCAAATTGATGACTTGCGGCTTATTAACCTTTACACGACTAGTGAAGTCTTCGATTGAGGTATAAGGACGATTTGCAATTATCGCTTTAACGAGGTCTTCACCGATACGAGTGATACCTGACATACCAAAACGAATCTCATTTTTCTCTACATCAGGAGAGAAGGTAAACGAACTCTTATTTATATCCGGCGGCGCGATGACTACGCCCGCAGACTGAATCTTACCAATAGCGCTTGCTATTTTACCATAGTTTGTGGCTTTTACTTTTTTCTTTTTCTTTCCGTCTTTTGTAACTACGATTGTGGCGGGATAGCCGCTTTCGCTATCGTCTTCATCATAAGAAGATTCTTCTTCATCTTCTTCGTCATTGAACTCTTCCATTTCCTCGTAGTAAGGCTCTTCGGCTTTTGTTTCCTCAATAGCCTCTTCATCAATTTCTTCTGTCTCATTACCGCCCGCGTCATTTATCAAGCAAGCGCAATCCCAGAAGATGCTCGGATACTTATATGCTAAGTTCATTTCCTGGAGAGCAATTAAGCTATATGCAAGGGTATGTGCACGGCAGAATGAATAACCTCTCTGAACTCGTAACAAAACGTCCCAAACATAATGAACAAGCTTCATATCACAACCTTTTTCTTCTGCGTTCTTGAAGTATGTTTGCTCACATTCCTCAAATAACTTACCTTGCTTTTTCGCGATAGCCTTTCTACATTTATCTGCGAATGAAAGGTCATTACCACCAAGTTCTTCTTCCTGCAATAATGACATCAATCCCTCTTGGGACTCGCAGACACCATCAATAATCGCGCTATTATTCTTTAACCAATCTATCTGCTCGGGAGTGAGGCCATAAGCCTTCATTTCTGCATACCATTCGTTGATGTTTTCTCTATAACGCGCCCACATATCGAGCGGCTGCTCTGCGCCCTTTTCGGGCGCCATAAGTCTAATAACTGAGTTAAGTACGGCTAACTCGTCTACAGACCTTGGATGTGCAAGGGCGATTCCGTTAATGCCCGACTGTTTCTCCATCTGAAAAAGAGAATTGATTTCGTGTTTCTGAACCATATCCCACATCTTCGGATCAGTTCTCTCAATATTATAAAGTCCTACGATTGAGTTATAGGTCTCGCGCAAAGTAGGCTTTCTTTCTGCATAACCATATTCACAAAGTAAGTCAATACAGTTATGAATCTTATCCATAGCCTCGACTGACAACAAGTCAATTTTAATCAAACTTGCGGCCTCGCTATCATGAAGCTCAAATTGAGTACAAAGAGTTCCATCAGGCGCGCGCATCAATGCGGTTGACTCTGTGAATGGTTCGTCTACAAAGATTACACCGCCCGCGTGAAGACCACTTCCACAAACAAGTCCCTCAATCTTATGAGCAACATTCCAGAGTTCTGGGTAGTTCTGTGTCATCTCAATCTGGAACTGTTTGATAGGTGTAAAGCCTTTTTCTTCATCACCATTCATACACTCATCAAGAGAACGAAGCTGTCCTCTATCTGCCGGTATCAAACTTGCAATATATGTTGCAATGTCTACATCAATTCCGAGACCTCTCGCGGCAGTCAAGACCGCGGACTTAGACTTTTCTGTACGATATGTTGCTACATTCGCAACTCTATCTTCACCATAAACTTTACGGAAATGTTGAAGTACTTGTTCACGGCGGCCGCCCTCAATGTCGGTATCAATATCGAGGACAGATTCACGCTTAGGATTCAAGAATCTCCAAGGAAAACATTTTGTGGTTTCTCTCAAGTTATTCATCTGAATGATGTCCAAACAATAGAGAAGAAGGAATCCACCACCTGAACCTCTTGAGGGACCAACGATTGTTCCGGCGTTCCAACACTCGTCAATATTTTTCTGAAGATTCAAGAAGTAGGCTGACCATCTTGCTTTGTTGACTTCTGAAGACTCCCAAGTACGCTGGAGGTTATCTTCGAGTTCTGCCATCGCCTCATCATTCTGAAGGTCAGGGTGAGACTTAACTCCCGCAATAACCGCGTTAACCAAATACTTATCGCTCTTATGTTCTGAGTTTAAGAATTTTTCCAAAGTTGGCATCTTCTTAAACCATTCAGGGTACTCCGTATAATAACTTAATACTGGGCGCCACATAAGCTCAGGAATCTTCAAAGGCTTCTTCAATGAGAAGTTCTCACAACTATTTGCGATAAACTCAATATTCTCATAAGCCTTTGAAATAATTTCGTCAAAGTTCTCTTTGAAGCTATACTTCATATATTCTTCAATCTCTTCTGTACCCATCATATATGTGGTAGCATAGAAATCATCTACTTCTCTATCACCATTCTGGGCATTGAGATATGCTTTATGGATAGCTCTATCTTCTTTCTTGATGTAGTGGCTATCCGTTGTAAGGATGTAACGCAGACCAAATTTATTTGCAAACTCAAGAAGTTTTCTGTTTACAATAATCTGGTCTTTATTTTTACTCGGCTGCATTTCGAGTACGAAGTTTTCTTTTCCAAAAATATCAATCATACGCTCAATCCAAAGACCGAGAGTTTCATCAGAAGTTCCTCTCAAAATCTGTGTAGGGAGCGCGCCACCTAAGCAGGCCGTACTTCCAATTACATGACCGGGATTTGCTGCAATAACATCAAACAAGTCCTGATAGTAAGTCGGAACTCTGCGCATACCTCTTGTAACATAACTTCTCTTCCAAGCGCGTGTTGAGATTTCAAACAACTGTTTTGCGCCAACTAAATCCTTTGCAAGAAGTATGAAGTGGTAGTATCTATCTTTTTCTTTATTAAAGTTGTCTGCATTGAGACCGTTGCGGCAAAGGTAAATCTCATTACCTCTAATTACCTTGATGTTGGGATGCTTTGCAATTTCTGCCTCAAGTTTCATCCAACCAGCAATAGATTCGTGGTCAGTCAATGCATAAACGCTATGTCCGAGTTCCTCGGCATAGTTTAAAGCGTCCGCGGTCTTTATGATACAATCACGGAGACGCAGATTCGAGTATTCCGAGTGGTTCCTAATTATGAAGACTTCCAGGATATTTTATTATCTTTTCGTTCTTCATTTAGGCATCGCCTCCTTTTCTTTTTTCTATAATAATTATATCATATTTTTATGAATTTTTCAAATTAAACAAGTAAAGAGGGGCGTTCTTTAATTTTTTGTTATCTTCTTCATTTAATTTTTTTGCGACCCATTCTGCTAAACTCTTTTCAAAAGTACAACCTCTAATTATACCAGTAGTAACATAATAAATAGGGACTAATTCATATTGATCTGCCGCCCCATTATGACTATCATAATTCCATACATAAGGAATCCTTTCTATTTCTTTTGTCCCAGGATTTACCCATGGTTGAATACTTTCAAGTTTATATTGACGAACTCCCCACTTTGCCCAACATCCTACTACATAGATATTAGGAAGTTTTTCAAGATATTTTTGTGTTCTTTTATTATTCTTTAATATCTTCTTTTGCTTCATTAAAAATCAATCAACCTATCTTCTTTAATTTCATACTGCTCAATGAAAATTTGAGGAGTAACTGTACCCATCCAATAATTAAGATTTGCTTTCCCAACTACTTCCATTTTCACCTGGCCGTGTTCTTTTAACTCTTGAATCATATCTTTCGCAAAAAATTTCATATAGGCAATACCATTTTTCACAATTTTAACTGTATCTTTATTTTTCCCCATAATTTGAACGTCTGATTTAGAAAAATGAAGATCTTTAATATAAAGAAGTGCCTCTTCATTTCTTTGAGACCAGACATCTTTGTAGCTGGCTAAATCTTCGATCAAGGTAACTAAATCCTTGTCAAGCGCCTGCCTTTCAAAATTAACTTCATAGTAATTCTCTCCAAAATCATATCCTGCTAAATCTTGATTCGCCTTTTCATGTAAAAGAGAAAGATACTTATTATTAATTGATATGCCTGCAGCATTATCGTGTCCTCGTACATATTCGCATAGACCAGTTGAGTCGAGATAATCCTTGAATGATTTGAGTTCAGAATTAGAAAGACCACGAATCGATCCTCTTACGAAACCCTCATCGTTTAGTCTTGCTACGATGGTCGGACGCTTATAGCGTTGACTAAGCTGCATTGCGATTAATCCAGTTAATTCACTAGGAAAAATATCGTCTTCCTCTAATCTAATAAAAAGGATTTTATTTTCTAATAAATCATGCTTAAAAATTTTCTGTTCGAGGCATGAAACAGCATCCTCTTTGTACTTATTTTGATGAGTACGAGCATTAACACATTCGCGCACGCTTTCAATTGCCGCTTCTTCTAATGTACCTTTCGCGCCACGTTTATGACTTTCTATCATTTTATGGCCATCAGTGAAAGCAAGCCATAGACGCTCTTTCTCTTCCATTGTTCCTACACGAATCATAGCATTAATAAGAGGTACAATATAAAAAGCCACACTTGTTGGGTTTAGAGCCTCCGTAATTTCGCCCCAGGTAGCTGTCGTTTTGCCAGTAATGGAATACGATTGCTTCAAAGCTAAAGCCATAAAAAAGGGATTTTTTATTCCTTCAAGACTAAAGCCCTTCTTCCAAAAGTACTGATTTTCAACCTCGAGCCCACTCATCATATCAGCGCAGATGCCAAGGGCGGCCAAATCAATATAGTCTTTGGCATAGTTAGCACCGAAGTGGTCATCTAAAGCTCTGCAGAACTGATACACCATACCTGCGCCAGACAGATTCTTATTTTTATATAGTGGAGATAACTGATTATTAATAACCGTCATGTTGGGCGCAAAATTCTCTTCCTCTACCAGGTGGTGATCAATAATAAGAATTGGACAATGAATTTTTTCCGCATATTGACTATCATTAGATCCAGCATCTGGAATTATCACCAACCTAAAATCTTCGTCTTGAATTTGCTCCCAGTGTTCTTCTAAACCATGTGCTTTTCCATCATGAATATAAAATGTAAATTGAAGCTGTGGGAAGAGTCTTATTAAATACTGATAAATGATTGCAGAGGAAGTAAATCCATCCACATCACAGTCGATTACCAAGCCCACCTTATCACCATCTTGCAGGTGGGCAATTAGATTAATTCCCGCTCTTATATTTCTTAAATCTCGCCAGTCTTGTAAACAAGAAGAATCCGGCGCGAGGAACTTATCAACGTCTTCAATACCACGCGCGCGAAGTAGATTTTTTCCGTAATCAGAAGTAATCGGTTCATTTATTAACTTAACTTTCATTATAAGACTCCAACTTTTTATTGATATGTTTTTATTGCAATATTATCTAATTCTTCTATTGGCATCCAGCCCAAGATCTCATCGTCCATCCAATAGCAATACTGTTCTCCGCTTGCCTCCTCAAAACGAAATTGATCATGGTATTCTTTTGTATATCTTACTACATAATAATTTACACCATCAAATTCGCTTGGCTTTATTTTAATTAATATTATTTGTTCTGGTTCTGGATATTTTTCAGCTAAAGATGTAAATGTCATCATCTGATTTTAACCCTCTCTTTCAATAATTGTAAAAAAATTTTTTCTCCGTTATCGCTCGGAGAATCTTTTTTATTTGTAATATTCTCTCTATCATAAATAAAGCTCATATTACAATAGTTTTTGTATTTACTACACATTTTATACAATTTTTGAAAATATTTGTCTTCTCCTTTTAGTTCTTCATTATCATAGCAAACCACTATATTTTTAGGAGAGCAATATCTCATTAACAAATCAATTTGAAATTTATTTAAATTGCTGCCGCAGGATGCTACGGCGTAATTTTTCATTTCAAAATTTTCGCATTGAAGAACTGACTTTTCACTTTCAAAAATAAAAGCTATTCCATCTTGCTTTATATTTTTCCAGTTCTTGTTAAGTCCATATAAATTTAAACTAAGTGGATGACTATACCATTTTCCTTCTATCTGTACCGGCATATACTTTCCAAAATTTTCTATGTCTTCTTTGTTTAAAGCTCTACCTCTTATTCCTACTAATTCATCGTTTATATTATAATGAGGAATAATAATTTTATTCTGATAAATAGAGTATCTTATGTTATACTTGTCCATTGCTTCTTTAGTTATTCCGTCATTTAACCATTCAACGGGATAGTGCTTTATAAAAACATCCAAAATTCCGTTAGGATAAGTCGGCAATTCCTTCCGAGCTTTCTTTATTGCGTATTCATCCCTAATTGATTTATAATACTTAGTGACAGGGTCAATTGGTGAAGCACAATTGGTAATAACCTCGTAGATATCTCTATACCAGTCATAAGTAATCCCACGAGTTTCATAGAAATGTTCAAGAAACTTAAAAATGGACATCGCGCCGTCTTCAGTGTAACAATAAAATAAGTGAGAGTCTTTATAATAATAAAGCTTCCAAGAAGCCTCTGAAGAATCTTGGTTGTGACAAACAGTTGGCATAATCAAGGCCGATTCAGTTTCTTTGAAGGGAATATTTAATAACTCTAATAAATCTTTTACTCTTTTAAGTTCGAGATTCTCTACAATTTCTTGATAATTAATCATTATGTCATCTCATTTATAATTTTTAGCTGCTTAATGTAGTCAGCAGTTTTTTCATCTTCCCAATCAACTTGATAAGTATATTTTGTACCTATATTTAAAACTTCCATTCTTGCGTTCGTCACGAATAAGTCTCTTTTTCTTAAGTTACCGAGATTTACGTCACTCCAAATTCGAACCTGATTCCACTCTCCACTTCTCACTTTATAAATATCTGTTACTATATTAGGAAGAAAACCTAAACTTTCTTTGTCTGATTGTAAGAATTCGAGTTCTTCTTTTGTGGGGCGCGCCATGATAGCACCCACGTCAGCTTTATTAATAATAGATCTTGAGCCCGCAATAGATCCTTCGTTTCTTATATTATTATTATTATCTGCATTTGAGTTTACCTGGGTAGAAGACATCATAAAAATATTAAGTTCTACTGCCAAATCCTTTAAGGCTGTTGAGAACATTAATAAAATTTCATCGTTTCTTAAATTAAATCCTTTAAACTCATTTAATAATGAAGGACAAATAAAAATATAATCATAAAAAACATATTCTATGTCATGCATAAGAACATTTTCTCTGACTATCGTTTTCACTAATTCTATCGTTGGATTTGGCATTCTAACTATGAAAAAATTATCTTGATATGTCTCAAGAACAAAAAGAGCTTGTTTAATAATTAGTTTTTCTTGTTCTGAAAACCCTCCATATCGGAATTTGGCTTCATTAAAACCAGTAAGATAAGCAAGAATCATTTTTTGTATCTCTTTGGCGCTTTGCTCTGTAGCAATAAATAGAACTTTTTCTCCACTTCCCTCTCTGACCCATTTATTACTTTCTTCACTGTATCTTATCGGGAAAGCTATATAACACGCATCCCCTACTGCTTGTCTGGTTTTACTAACTCCACTAGAGCCTGATCTCAGAACAAAAGTACCCTTTCTTGCTCCTGCCAAAACTTCATTAAAAATATCTCCCTGAATAGGAATTCCAACATCCGCTCCCTCATTAGCATCTTCGATAATATCTTCTATGCCTTCAAAAACATTAATTGTTTCGGTTGTGTCATTTTGAATATATTGTCTTTCTACTCCAAGAAGTTTTTGTCGAGTTTTAGCAACAATATCTCCTATTTCAAGACTTTCAAATCTTTCATTCACTTCAAAGTCTTTTGTTTTTAAAGGATTCTCTACGTAGAATTCGCTTATATCAAATCCCTGCGATTGTAATGAAGTTAAAAGATTAAATTTTTTTAGTCTTTTATAATAGTAGGAAAAATTTTGTTCTTCGGATAAAAAATCTGCGTCTTGAAGAAGTTCAATACCATTTTGCTGTTTAAAAATAACTTTTGCACTTTCGTTAGTGCTTAAATAATTTTCTACATCTATTGGTTGAATTCTTTCCGCGCCATTTCTATATAAACTATCAATTGCTATAAAAATGTAGGTATCAAGTTTAAAATAGAAATCGTCTGGAGTTAAATTGTATTTATCTGACTCACTCAAATATTGCGGATGCTTCATAAGTGAGCCAAAAACCTGTAAAATTGTAGATCTATCTACCATTTATTTACACATCCTCTAAACTAAATTTCGCCTTATCTTTCTTTTTATTTTCTCTTTTAATAATAGTTTGGGTAGAACGCTCTTGCCTGTTTTTAATTTGTTCAATAATTGCGTCGATAGTTCCCGTTTTGCGCATTTCTAAATCAGTCCAATATTGAGCCGACTCTTTGTAAATATTAGGAACTATACCAATACCACCAAGAGCTTTATTTTTATCTCCATGATTAACATCATAGTAATAGCGGACTGCAAAATAAATACCTTTTGGGGTCATCTTTTTTTCTGGTTTAGTAAAACTAGCCCATTGATTCTGTAATTTAGAAAAATTTATAGACATTTTAATATCCCTATAAAGATAATCAATAACACTTTCGTACCAGAAATCTTCGTCTCCATTGGTCTTTACGTTGTTTCTTCCGCTTATCCAATCATCATAACAGTGCTTATGATAATAAGATCTTTGTCCAACCAAAACAAATTCTTCCTTGTTCGTATCAAAACGACTTTTACAAAGGCGACATTGTACTTCGTGTGGCATGGGTTCTCCTTTCCATAACTTTGACTTATACTTATATTATACATCTTTTTTAAAGAAAAGTCAAATTAAAAAGAGGCGAAAACAACTTCGCCTCTTTATATTACAATCTTTCTTCAGCCATATGTCTCATATCTTCTACTACAAGTGCGAGAAGATCGACCTGGTCTTCAGTAAATTCTGAAAGCTTCATTTTATGCCCCATCGTCATTTCTATCTTTTTAAGAATATCTAGAGCATTTGATTCATCTTTTTCTACCAATTTCGTCCAAAGTTCTTGGGCTTCTGCTCGAACTTTTTGGAAGTCAAGTTCTTCCGTAACCGGCGATGTTGGCGCAGTATCGACAACCGTCGCGCCATCTAGATCTGCACTTTTTTCAATTGCTTCCGCAATAGCGTCTACAAGCTGTTGATAACCAAATTCGATTTTTGGCTCAAGATATTTGAATCTACTACCGGCCATCACATAAGGAGTCTGTCTTGTATAAAGATATCGATGCGAATTACCATTTTCGTCCCACTCAACAGCAATATATCCAATTACGTCCACAAGACGGTTACAGATTTCATAGCATCGCTTATTCAGCGCCGGTCTGTAGAATTCTTTCTCAGATTCATCTATGGTTTCTTTTCTTACTTCTTCATGAGCAATAAGAATTAATCCATATCCGAGCATTGTTATTTGACGAAGAGTCGCCTCAAACTCCTGCTTAACCGCCTTATATCCAGCGCCCCAAGGAACATCACTTATTTTTTGTACTCCGTTTTGAGCGCATACATACTGTTCGCACAAATCGTAAGCAATTGAAATTGTGTCAACGGTTATGGTATCGTACATGGCGTGCGCCTTCTCATTAGAGAGCTGGCGCACTACCAACTTGAACTCACTCCATTTTTGAATTGGCTGGGCATATACTCCATCAAGAGCATTGGTACCCATTTCAAAGGCAAGAATTAGATTTTTCTTAAAGCGCGCCGCAAAAGAGGTTTTGCCTACTTTTGGCGCACCATAGATCAGGACATATTTACCTTTTAAATCTCTGGAAATAACGCTAGGCTGAATGCTTAAAATATCAATAGCCATATAGTACCTCCAAATTAAAATCCGAGATCAAGCTTGCCCTTGCTAGTATTCTGTACCGGAGTCTTCTTCGCGCCCACCTTACTGTTTTTCATCTCTTCTAAGCGATTCTTTCGTGCTGCCATACCAGCTTTAATCTCATCAAAGTCGAAGGCAAAATCTCCTTCAAGTGGAGCCTGAGACCCTCCGGTTATAATAAATTCGCTTACATTAACAGTTCTCACTGAGCGCTGCGGTTCACCAAAGTCCACCTCTTCAACAACCTCTTCAGTTCGAGAAGAAAAATTCAGTCGTCCGCTAGCCTTATAACAACTACCAGCTTCCCAATAATTTTCGATGGCGTTGACTACTCCCGCGGAGGTCGCATACATAGGAACGAGATCTACGTTCATTACAGAAGCTGTAGGAGAAGTATACTGTGGAACAATCGCCTGAATAATAAGCTTCGTTGGCTCCACTTCAATTCCTTGCGAATCCTCTACTCTATTAATACTAGACACCATAAACTCCAGACTAAAAGTTGCTTCTGGTTTAAAATCTCCAACCGCTCGAGATACAAAAGAAGCATGAACTCTCGGCTGCGACACAATCTGATTATTCTGCCCAGCAAACTCATTCATTCGAATATCGCCGTTGGTAATTCTAATTCTATCTGCCTGCGCCGCACTGCCGGCCGCAGCGATAGATACAAATTCCTTCATTACTTTTTCAATAGATTCATAAGAAGGATTTATTTTGCCTGCCTTAGTATATTTACTAGAAAACATATGGACAGGAATTTCAAGACTAACTTTTTCACCATTAATTTCCTGGTCAACCAAAACCTTAATGGTGCCCCCAATAGACTCTACAGGTTCTCCATTTCTAGTAAAAGATCCGTATCTCAGATCACTTTCTGCAAGGATTCCCTCAATTCTTACCTTATTTTCTGCCTGTCTAAAACTCATTTTTTAATATTCTCCTTTTAAAATAATCTTTTGTTCTTTTTCTCTCTGAGGGACTTTTGAGGGCCTAGCACTCCGCTAGGCCCTTAACTTTTTATTACTCTTCGTCTTCAGAGGGTACGAAGTTCTGACCAGCTTCGGTTAGTGTAACGATGGTAATCTTCTTTCCATCCTCGGTCTTACCACCATCCTCAGTGGTTGCCAGACCATTCTTAACCAGACTGTTAATACGCCCCGTTACAGACGCAATCTTTTCCAAACCAAGACCTTCCATAATTTCAGAAGTCTTGCAGCTACCGCCATGATTCTTGATGTAATCAAATGCTTCCTGGGTCTTTTCTCTAAGTACCATATTTTTTCTCCTTTTGTCCGCCGCTTTATTTTTATTTTGTTTTATTTTTGTTCACTGGACGGCCAGCTACTTTTGAAAGTCTTTCCTTAACTTTCTATAAATATTATATCAAATTTATTAGATATTTACAAATTTTAAATCGAATTTAATTTTACTACAAGCGAAAAATTAGGAAGTTTAATTGCCTTTACTCCCTGAGTACCGAGAGAGAGAATCGGTACATCATTACTATTAATTCGAAGTTGAGAAGTAGAAGAAACTACCAAAAAATCTTCATTTGCTTTTGTAAAAAGAAAATCGACTAGAAAATCATCTACTTTTTGGATTCGCTTTCCTTTAGTGGCGCGACCTGTAAGTTTTACTTCAGTTAATGGGCTAGATTTAATATAACCAAGCTTGGAAACTGAAGTAATATAAGACGCTCCTTCTCCTAGGACTCGTGCGCTTACGACGCTATCTCCTTCGTTTAGTTTCATCCCACACACACCGCGCGCGACACGACCGATTGGACGAATTTCCTCTGAAGAAATTAAGATGAAGTTACCTAATTCTGACATAATTCCAATTTTTTCATTTGTGGTAAATAAAATTGAAACAATTTCATCGTCTGCATCTAATTTAATTGCAATGGCACCTGCCTTTCTCTTGAGGTTGTATTCAGAGAACTCTGTTTTTTTAACTATGCCATTCTTCGTTACAAAGATGATATATTTTTTTGTATCCGCAATCGCGGCAGCAACTATATGTTCATATGGAAGAATTTCTACAAAATTAGAAAGGTATTGTTTTTCGTCGATTACAAAATCACCCATCTTCATATGATAGAAGTTGCCATGACTTGTAAAGAAGATTATTTCATCGGTGTTTCGTCCAACCAAATTATCGACGATGTATTCCCCATCAGATAGTTTGAACTTCGCGCCGACGCCGTTTCTTCTTTGCGTATAGAGAGAGGAGGTTTCCGTGACATAGACTGCTCCTTCGTTGGTAAAGGAAAGGGAGATTTGTTTCTCTTCAATAACTCCATTATCATCGTCTTCTGCCAAGGATATAACTTTAGTTCTCCGAGAGTCTCCAAATAATCGAGAAACTTCTTTCCATCCATTTTTTAACTGCTCCTTAAATAGTTCTTCATCTTCAAGAATTGCATGAATGCGCGCCGCCTCTTTAGAAAGACTTGTTCGCTCATCTTCAAGTTTTTTAACCTCAAGATGCGCCAAACGGCTTAAACGCATGTCCAAGACCGCCTTGGCCTGCGCCGCATCTAATAAAAATCTTTCCTGCAAAGCAATAGAGGCGGCCGCTGAAGAAGCAGAACTTTTAATGGTTTGAACTACTTCATCAATAGATGCTAAACAAATTAATAATCCATCAATAATATGAATTCTATCTTCGATCTTTTTCAGATCAAATTCAAATCCACGTCGATACACAACTCGCTCATGATCAATGTGCGCTTGCAACATCTCTTTCCACGTAAAAACACGAGGGTAGCGACCATTATCAAGCATTGTAAAGTTAATACCAAAATAAGATTGAAGAGATGTGTTCTTAAATAAAAATTTTAGAATTCTATCTGGATTAGCTTTCTTTGTTAAGTAAATCTTGATAAGAGGAGTTTTACCTGTTAAATCGTTAAACCGTTCGATTCCTGGGTTGCCATCTGACTCGATGATTTTTTCTAATTCCCCACATATTGTATTGGTGTAAACTCCATACGGAATTTCGGTAACGACAAAACATCTTTCCTTGCTGTCGAAGTCAACGACTGATCGCAATTTACAGGCAAAACCGGTACCGGCACGCATTGACTGTTTGACCTCTGATTCGTTATATAGAATCGCGCCCGTCGCGAAGTCGGGAGCGCAGTAGATGTCATCGAAGTCGCATTCTGGGTTGTCGATGAGATATATGAGGGCATTATTCAACTCCTTTAAGTTATATTGCGGCACACTGCAAGCCATACCAACACCGATACCAGTTGTGCCATTTACGATATTGTAGAAGCCTTTTGTGGGAAGTACGGCAGGATATTGTTTTGTGTTGTCATAAGAATCGCGCCATTCAGAAATAGTATCTTTCTCGATATCATCAAACATGATATCCATAACCTTAGAAAGACGGGATTCTGTATAACGTGGTGCTGCCCAGTTTCCAGATTCAATCAAAGATCCAGCATTGCCCTTAACGTCTACAAGTGGGTAACGCATCGCAAAAGGCTGCCCTGCGCGCATTATGACTCCCTCGCAACTTGAATCACCATGAATGTAGAAATCGGCCATGGCCATACCTACAGCGTTCATAGTTTTCTTATGAGGGTTTTTACTTGTAAGTTTGTGAAGCAGCATTGAGTAGAAGATCTGACGCGCGGATGGTTTTAAGCCATCGCGCACGTCAATCAAGGCACGGTTTTGAAGCACCGCGCCCGCATATTGAATAAATGAATTATTAATTGTCTGTTCAAGATTGCTCATTTATTTTTTTCTCCAAAATTGAATTCTTCAATATATGTATTGGGAGGTATTTTTTCTTTAATATATTTTTCTACATGGTTTATTTGTGTCAAACCTATGTTTATATGACAGTTATCACAATGTAGATGCCAAGGTGTATGTCCCCATTCGTCAAGATTAATATACATTTCACAATGACAAGTGGGGCATATAATTGTCTTCATTAGGCTCCTTTATTCTACAGCTTACGTTTTCATTAGCCTTCCATATGTCATTGTAAGTTATATATATTTCTGTATCGTTATCATTATGCTTACTTGAACATATACCACAGGCACACCAATCTGGGACAATTCTATCACATTGTTTTAATAAGTCTTTTAATGTAATATCTTCGGGTGCCTCAGCATAAAAGCTAATATCGCAACCATTAAGTAAAAATTTCATTATTCCCTCACTTCCGAAAAGTCAATATTTTCCATAATAAATCTTCTTCTTGGTTCGACATCTTCGCTCATCAAATCATATAATAATTCTAATGCATTTTCAGAATATTGTAAAGTTTCCATTCTTTGAAATTCTGGGGCGAACATTGAAGCATGAGCCGTTTCAGCTGGCAATTCGCCTAACCCTTTTGCTCTCGTCACTACACCTTTAACAGTCTTTCTAACTTTATCAAATTCTTCATCTGTAAAGTAATAGGTCTCTTTTCCCTTATTATCCACAATATACAAGGGAGATCTGAGCCAGCAGAGTCTTCCTTCTTTGATAAACTCGGGCGCCAAGTACGTTAGTGCAGCCATAATTAAAAGACCAATGTGACTTCCATCACTATCTGCATCAGTACAGATAGCAATTTTACCGTATCTCAACTTCGAAGCATTGTATCTGCCAGGTACAATATTCATTGCACTCAGTAATAGCTTAATCTCCTCATTTTGAAAAATCTTTTCCTCTGGATTAGACAAACAATTAATGATCTTGCCACGAATAGCAAGCAGTCCATATTTAGTGTAGTCTCGCGCCTGAGCCATTCCTCCCATTGCGCTATCGCCCTCAACGATTAATAAGGTTGAATTCGGTCCAAGGAACTCTGCATCTTTTAACTTATCAGACGCAAAAACTTTTCGCTTTTGATTTTTTTCAATTTCTTTCGCAGCGTTTAAAACCTGCTGGCGTGCTCTCTCCGCAGCGGCCTCTGCACGAGCCACCTTCTTTAACATCTCAACAATAGTGTCAAATTCATCCCTATACTTTAATTTCATTTGCTTTAAAGCATCGGAAAATGCATTTGAAGCCAAAGTTCGCAGATTAGCATTGTTAATCTTAGATTTGGTTTGGTTAGCAAAAGAAGGCTGCGCCACGGAGCAGTTAATGACATAAAATAGACTAGAACGTATGCCATCTCCTGAGAACTTTTGCCCTGACAGCGAGTTAAAGGTACGACTGATCGCAGATCGTGCTCCCGTGATGGGACTCCCACCCTCTGGACAACGTAAGCCATTAACGAAGACATATTCGTTTTCCTTGCCGTCCCCCCATTGAAAAGCAATCTCAACTTTGTCAATTCCATCGTTTGCTTCCCCTGTAATGATATGCTTATGCAAAGGCTTTTGAAGATTGTCTTTTACAAAATCAACAATACCGTTTTTCGCGCAGTATTCTACTTTTTCTTTCGTCTCAAGGTTTGTAATTTGAAAAGTTACACCAGTATAAAGATAAGAAATGTTTTTAATGTCTTCGCAAATTCTTTTATAAGAATATCCAATCTCCCCGTTTTTAAACACCTCAGGGTCGGGGGAAAATAGTACCCATGTTCCATTCCGCCAGGTAGTGGCTGACTCGGTATAATTGATCAGTTCACCTTTTTTAAATTCTGCGTACGCAGATCTACCATCTCTAAAACTTTCTACCTTGAAAACAGAAGAACTTAGACATACGCATTTCGCGCCGATGCCATTAAGACCGCTGGAATTTTTATATGCACCCTCTTCAAATTTGCCGCCAGTATGAGATTTTGAATATATTGATACTAGTACATTTTCACCGTCTTCGCGTATTCCAAAAGGAACGCCTCTGCCATAGTCTCTTACGCTTATAGTGTTTTTTTCTTCCGAAACCTTAATTTCAATTCGGTCACCAAAACCAGCGATAGCTTCATCAGTAGAGTTATTAATAATTTCTTTAAGGGCCTGATAAGTACCTTCTAAATCATCAGATCCAAGGTACATTTGCACACGAGTACGTACGCCTTCCTTAAAAGAAAGCGACTTAATGTCTTCGATTCCATAGTTCATTCTTCTTCTTTGTCTCCGTAGTATTCTTTAAGCACTTTAACAAATCTTTCGTCCTCCATGTAATAGAGGTCAGACCCTTTCGCAGACATCACGTTTACGATTAGCTGTGTGAAGCGAAGGTCAGGGTAATCTTTCCAGACTTCACCAATCTCTGCCAGGATTCGATCAATACGATTAATGTCTCTCATTTCCTCACTCCTTTCTATATAAATATTATATATTAAATACAGTAAAAAATCAAATTACCAATTGTACACTTGAGGCGTCTTTCGTTTTTTGGTATAATACATCCATACTAGATTCTCTCTTGCTCTTGTTGCGGCGACGTAGCAAACGTTCCTCTCTTCTGCGGGACGATATCTCATGCCAATAACAATTACGTTATCCCACTCAAGCCCTTTCGCACTATGTACAGTCAGAATCTTAACGGTATTTTGTTCCATGCGTGAAGTAAGCTCTTCTTTTGTTAAATCCTTTTGTTTAAAAGTATCAAAGGGAATGGCATTTTTGGAAAGATACTTGGAAATAGTAGAAATCTCCTGATTCGTACGTGTTAAAATTGCCCATTCTCTGTATTCGCCGCTTTCTAAAATTCTATCCACAATCACCTCAGGATCATAAGGAATCTCTGCCACTGCTCCGTTTCCTTTTCTCATTGCAACAGATCTATCCTCTAAACCAGTTGGAAGAATTAGCTTCTTAGCATAGTTTAAGATGTTATAACCATTTCGATAATTTTCATTCATATCAAAAACATGCACATCTGGCTGCTTTGAAAGTTTGATTAATAAATCTGGTCTTGAGCCGCGGAATCCATAAATCGACTGGCGCGCATCTCCACATAGAAAAAAGGAAGAAGGACGAATCATGTCTAGTAAAAACTTAAATTGTAATTCATCCGTATCTTGTGCTTCATCTAAGAGTAAATACTCAATAGGTTTAATACATGATGGTTTTGCGGCAACCATCTCAAAAAGTTTATCAAAATCTTCGTTATCGAGTACCTTCCCAGTGGACACACCCGAGGACAAAAGGAAGTAGTTTGCCAAGGCGTGAATTGTGCCAACAAATAGTCCATCCTTATAATCATCCCCAAGACGCTGTCTTAATTCTCCTGCAGCCATGTTAGTAAAAGTAATAACTGCGATTTCCTTTGGGTTCACTCCCGCGCGCAACAGCTGGCGAACCTTTTCAGTCATCAATCGTGTTTTTCCACTTGCTGCGCAAGATAATACAATAATTTTGTTATAAGGTGCATTTAAAATATCTTTCTGTAATTTAGATAGTTCCATTATCCTTCCCTCTCATTCAGTCCGTATTTTTTGGAATCGTAGAAATTGATCCAATACTTCTCTCGTTCGGTTAACTTCTCCTTTGGAACTTTTTCAATTAGTTCCCAAGTAAAATTTTCAACACCATAAGTCTTTAAAGCTCGTTGAAATTGAGAATCTGCCACGCCTTCCAAACCATAGGCAGACTTTATATGATTCATCCATCTATCTCTTACCACGGTACTTTTTCCTATGTATACCTCCTTAGTATTGATATTAGTGACCTTGTAAATTCCCGATGGATTTTCACCATTCAGCACTCTTTTTGTTAATTCTTTCGCGGCTTTACTAATATAATTATCATATAATAATTTATTTAAAGTTTCAAATTTGTATAACTGCGGCCGCACCGAATTTATGATAGCAATATCGTGCTTAGAATTTTCATCTATTTGTAAACAGTAAAAAGTTTCCTGTTCCTTCTTTTTACGTTCTCGTAAAATCTCTTCATTTATTACTTTTCTTTTCTTTTTAAAATCTTCTACTTCTGCCTTTAAGAAATTAAGCATTTCTTCTTCTTGATTTTTTCTTTTTTGATAATTCTCTTGAAACTCTTTAAAATCCATATTGGCCATTTCCTGGGCAGATTTAGACCATTCTTCTATTTCTCTATCTAACTTCAATAATCTTTTTTCTTTTTCATTATTTATATATGTTTTAATTTCTTCCTCTTTAATTTTTTCTAAAGAATTATTAAAATTTTGCTTTTCATAAATTTGAGTTGTTAAAGTATTAAGAAGAAAACGCTTTTCAGTTATTGAAGAATTTAATTCTTTTAATTTTTGTATTTTTTCATTATTACTTTCAATCTCTAAAGAAAGATTCTTTTTCTTTTCTTCTAAAGCTTCTATTTTTTTCTTTGTTTTTTTATAAGTTTTATTTTCTTTATATAATATAAAAACAAAAACTACTATTAATAAAAAAGGTAAAATAAATATATAATACATAATACTCCTCCTTACTTTTCTTTATTATACCAAAAATAAAGAAGATTTTCAAATCTTTAAAGAATTTGCTTTTGCTTTAATTTTTTTATATAATATTTGTATAAAAAGGAGGAAAGAAAATGAAGAATTATATTGATGGTGTAAATTTCCATTCATTAGAAGCGCAGAAGTATTGGTCAACGCCTGCGTCATGGGCGCCGGAAAGAAAAAAGCAGGAGGTCCATAGCGCTATTTTCTCTAACGACTACATCGGCGCAAGAAAAATGGACGGAGCCTTTTATAAATTTGTAAAAGACGAAGATGGTAATATGGAGCTTCTTGGTAGGAGCAAAAGTGTAAAAGGGGATTACTTAAATAAGATAGAATGGGTTCCTCAGCTTGCCCCTTTCTTTGATAGTCTTCCGAATGGAACGTGTCTGCTTGGAGAAATTTTTTTCCCTGATGATGAAGGTTCAAATAAAGTTACAACAATTATGGGTTGTTTAAAGGAAAAAGCTATTAAGCGACAAGAAAACAAAAAACTTTATTATTATGTTTTTGACGTACTTGCCTATAATAATAAGTCTACTTATACCAATAGCATAGAACTGCGAGTAAACGCACTAAAAACCTTAGCTCTTCTCTATTCAGAATATCTATATGTAGATTGGGCGAGATATTATGAGGGAAAGGAACTGTGGAACGAACTTCAAACAGTTTTATCTAGTGGCGGGGAGGGCATAGTCATTACCAAGAAAGGTACCTGTTATCAGCCTGGAAAACGTCCCGCGCGCCAAACCTTTAAAGTTAAAAAAGAGCTTCAAGAGACAATAGATGTAGTAATTCTTGATAAGAATCCTCCGACCCGAATCTATTCTGGGAAAGACATTATTAATTGGAAATACTGGGAGAATATACGAACGGGAGAAAAATTAGAAGGCGCATTATATAAGAATTATAGTGACGGTGATACTATTGAACCGGTAACAAAAACATATTGGAATGACTGGGCAGGCAGTTTAGTAATAGGAGTACGAAAAGAAGATAAGCTTGTACCAATCGGGTCTTTAAGCGGCATGACAGAGGAAGTTCTTTCTAATTGGGAAAAATATAAGGGAAGAGTCGCCGAGGTCACTGCAATGGAAATTATGGAGACCGGTGGACTTAGACATCCTAAATTTGTTCAATGGCGTCCTGATCTAACTCCTAGAGATACCGACTGGTATAGAGTCTTTGGAGAAAAAAATGAATAAGATGAGTTCTCTTGAGCGAGTGGTTGCCTCCATCCTCGCTCAAGAGAATATTGTTTTTGAGCGAGAAAAAACTTTTAAAGATTGTTACAATGGCTTATATAGATTTGATTTTTATTTACCACAAAAAAATATTATATTTGAAGTGCAAGGAGAACAACATTATACTTTTGTAAAATCCTTTTACAAAAACAAGAGCGACTTTACAAAAGCTAAAGAACGAGATAGAAGAAAAATATCGTATTGTCTCGCGCGAGGAATTAAAATTTATTGCATTCCTTATTGGGAGATACAAAATTTAAAAAATTATAATGATTTAATACAAAAAAAATTTTTGGCTCGTTCTAAATTTCACAATGATGAAGTTATGAGACAACAAAAATTTGAAAAGTAGATGCTTAAACGCCACTTGTTCTTGGAAGAAAAAAGGGGAGGAAGAACGGTGGAAATAGTCAAAGATATTGCAGCAATTATTGGCTGCATTCTTTCTTTATTTTCGTTGATCACTTTGATGACAAAGAATGGACGAACGGTCATGCGAGAATTCTTTAAGAAGCATACAGAAGACCTTCATAAAGAAAACGAGCAGCAGAATTCGGACATCGAAGCAATAAAGAAAGATTTAGAAATTGTATTAAAAAAGTTTAATGCTTTAGAAGAAGTTTCAAAGCAGCAGTGTAGAAATACAATAAAGAATATATATTATAAATATCAGAAGGATAAAAAAATCCCTTTATATGAAAGAAAAACAGCGGATAAAGCTTATGATATATATTCTAAAATCTTTAAAGGAAATAGTTATGCTACTCTTCTGCATAATGAAATAACTAAGTGGGAAATTGATACCATTTCTTTTCAAGATTTGGAGGAAGATTAAAGACCCGATTAATATCGGGTCTTTAACTATATACTCGTCTTTTTTTTACTTCTGCTAAAACATATCTGTTTAGCCAATCTGGAAATCTTTGAGTGAAGAAAAATAATTCATTTTCTTCCTTAAAGGAGCAAGCCGTTAAATTTTTTGCTACTGTGCGCCAGAACTCCTCGGTATCAATTTTGTCTTGAATAACTTCTGAGTCTTTTAGTTTTTTAATAATGTTTACAGCTTCTTCTAAATCAGCTGATTCATATATAGCGCGCATGAAATGTTTATAAATATTTATAATTGTTAGACCAACTAGTGAGGGATCTATTTCGCTACCTAAAATATCTATAATTTTTAACAATCCCTCTACCTGACTTCTTATATACATAGTCCAACTTTCTAAGAAAAAGGAGCCTTCTCGTCGTGTTAAGGAGTTCTTATTATCCCGCCATAAATAGGTAACTTCGGGGACTATTATTTTCTCTTTTGTACAATTATGAGCGACTAAATTAAAATAGGAATCCTCATTTAGCCGTAGATCTTTTAGAAATCTTATGTTTTTATCTCTTAAATATTTAGCACTGTAAATTTTCCCATGTGTCCAGGTGCAGGGAGTCTGAGACGCTTTTAATAAAATAGGTGTGGAATGATTTTTCTCTACTAAAAAATCAGAGGAGACTAAATCTTTTTTGTTTATCTGTATTTCGCGCGAAAGAACCTCTACTGCTCGTGGCATTAAAATATCATCCGCATCAACGAACATGAAATATTCAGACATTCTATCGGAATCCATTCCATATTGACGAGCCATACCCGGCCCTACGTTTTGGGGTGTTCTGAGCAGCCTGCACTTTAGACCTCTTTCTTTATAAGTTTTAATTATATCTGTGTAATCTTCATCATCACAATCCTGCACAATTGTAACAATAAACATTTTTTTAGTTTGGCTTACTAACGAGTCAAGCGTCTGCGGCAAGGTCTCGCGCGCCTTATAAGTTGGTATGATTATATCTACTATTTTTCTATCCTCCTATAAGTTGTTTTGCTTCTACGGCTTTTTCGTCTACGAAGTTGTTCCATTTATTATTAGCATGACCCACCACTTTTTCAAAAGAGAAAAGGGGGTTTTCAAAAAAGGGAATTAGCTGCTCCCATAAATCTTTATTAGCTACAGAGGTTCGAGAAGAATTCTTCCAGCCATTCTTTTTCCAATTCTTAAACCAGCCTTGTGTATAGCAATTAATACAATACGCACTATCACTGCGAATAGTCACTTCTTCATGCAGGGGCATAGCGTAATTACAAGCTTGAATAATTGCTGTTAGTTCACACCTATTGTTGGTGGTATCTTCAAGATGCCCTGAGCTAAAAAAAATAACCTTGTCTTCCTCTTCGTTTACTGCGGCAAAGGCCCAGCCACCAGATGAGTTCTGGTAACCATTATTAGAGGTCGCACCATCCGTATAGATAATCATTTTTTCCTCTTTCTAAAATAAGTCAAGTAAATTTTTTCAAATACATCTTTATCATTATTTGCTTGTTCTATATGTTGAATAAAATCATTTATATCAATACCATGTTTGCGCTTACTTCGTTTAATTCCTTTGCCTCTAAATCTTCGATCATGACCAAAGATTTTTAGTAGTAGGAAATTTATCGGAGAAGTAATGATTTCTACCTCTTGTCCCCAAGCACTTCTAGCAATCGCCAAAACACATCGATGAGATAGATTATTTTCATCATAATTTTCAATTGTAATAATACCAGTCTCTTTAGAAAGAGTAAAAAGATTAATATATGCCACATTAATAATTGCATCGTAATATTTAAGCGTCTCAGTTGTGTTGTTAACTTCGGTCATTTTTAACCTCCTTTTTCTTTTATAATAGCACTCTTTTCAAGAAAAGTCAAATTTATGAAAGCCTTCAGCATTTTAACTACTTTTTAATAAGAAGGAGGAGAGTAAAATGAAGAAAAAGATAGAATGGTCTAAAATTTTCTGCGCCTCCATTGCTTTTTGCTTTGGATTATATGGAATATGGTGCGGTATAGAATATTATAGATTAAGTAAAATTGCTATAGAAGCTTCTTCCTCAATGCCGGATGCGACACTAGCGGTTACCTGTGTAACCACTGTAATTGCTTCTTTAGTAAGTTATTTACTTTATCAAGGTGGCTTAAAAAATAGTCGCAATAAGTATGGAATAGACTCTGAAGGACAACCCTTTAAGTCTGAAATAAGAGACGAAACAGAAGAGTAAGGAGGAGAAACATGGACTGGTTAGAACTTTTAAATCAAATATTTCAAACCTGTATTATACCGCTTTTGGGCATACTCGTAACCTATTTATTAAAGGTTTTACAAGCAAAGCGAGATCAGGTTATTGAACGTACGGAAAATGAGGTTCTTGAAAAGTACGTGCGAATGCTGAATCAAACTATATCTGACTGTGTAGTGGCGACAAATCAAACCTATGTTGAAGATTTAAAAAATAAAAATGCTTTCGATTCTGATGCACAGAAGCAAGCACTTAGTAGAACTTATACTGCGGTTATGACGGTGCTTACAGAAGAAGCTAAAGTTTATTTAGCGAGCATATATGAAGATTTAAATGCTTATATTTTAACAAAGATAGAAGCTGAAGTTAACTATTTTAAAAATTAAAATTTGCTTTCTAAAAAGAATTTACTAAAATCGCGCCTGCATGGGCGCGGTTTTTATATAAGGAAACTTATAGAAAAATTTGAAAAATACATAATTTTTTGATATTATATAATAAAAAGGAGGGGAAAATATGCGAGTAGTTACTCAGACGGATATAAAAGAATTTAATCGTCTTTACCTTGAGTTAAAAACCTATGCGGCAGTTGCGAGAAAAACAGGATTTAGCCCTTCTACTGTTAAGAAGTATATAATAAAAAACTACGAAGAGCCGAAAGAAGAAAATTTTATTCGATTTGAAGGGCCTCTTCCGGAATTTGACAGCACTATTTTTAGAAAAGACGATTGGGGTGACTTATGCGTTCTTTCCGAGGAGGAGCAGGAAGAAATTAGGCAACTTTGGAAGGAGATAGAAGTATGAGCAATAAGTTTTTCTTTCTTGAAGAGAGCCCTTTTTATAAGGATAAATATATAATTAAACTAAATCATGAAAAGTTTCTTTTTCCCACGGGAACCGAAGGATCTTTTAATGTTATTATTTCAAGAGTATTAAATTTATCATATGCTTCATATCTAAGATACGCGCGCGACAGACTTGGCGCGGAACTAATAGGAAAGGGTACAAGATATGTAATACCTTATTTTTTGCGAGATGAAAAGAGCAAGGCTTTTATCGATCTCTTAAATAGCAGAATGAAATATATTATGCATGAACATAATTTTCCATTCGAATATAAACAAAAGGAGGATGGGACTGTAGAACGCATTCCTTTTACACAAAATGAAAGTAACAGTTGAGGCATTAAAATTTTATGAAGCTTCAGATTCTTTGATTTCTTCTTTTAAAAATACTTATGGTGAAGAGGCAACTATTGAAGAAATCCTGAAAGGAGAGAAGGAAAGCTTAGATTTACTTTTCTTTTTAAAATCATATTTTAGTTTTTCAGCAGAAGAGGAAGAACTCTATAATAAAAAATTTAGCATAGATAATAACTCTTTTAATGTTTTTGAAAGCGTAAATATACATTTTAGTAAAAATATTACTCTTTCAACGAAAGTAGAAGATAGTTACAATATAGTTAATAGTAAAGAGGTATTAGGTTCTTCTTATATATATGATTCCCAAAAAATACAGAAGTCCAATAATATATATAATTCTAATAACGTAAAAAACTCTTCTAAGATTATTAACTCTTTTGATGTAGATAGATCAAATGATGTTTTCCTTTCTAAGTCCATAAGCGAAAGTGACATAATTTCTCATAGCGCTAACATTCAAAAGAGCGGTTATATTTATAAATCAGAAAATTTAGAAGATAGCTACTTTTGCGGCTTTTGTAAGAGAATTAAACATTGTCTTTTTTGCTTGGGGGTGGAAGATAAAGAATATATGATTTTTAATCAAGAGGTTCCGCCGCAAGATTTCTTCCAGTGGAAAGAAGAGCTTTTCTTTTCTTTAAATGGCGAACGAAAAGATTTTATAGAGATTCATCCTCTTGAAAAGTTAAAGAATGATCGCTTTAGCTACAACGGTCGTTTAGATGCTATTTTTGAAGGGTTGTCGCAGAATTTTTATGGATGGATTAGTAGTTTACCCAATTACTCAGAAGATGTATTTTTGGGATTGTTTTTCAGAGATAATGAAGAATTTGAAAAATAAATAAAAATTTAATATACTATATAAAGAAAGTAAGAAAGCTTACTTGTGGGGAAGTGGCGGAAGGGTATACGCTGCGGTCTTAAAAACCGCTGACTTAAGGTCATGAGGGTTCGAGTCCCTTCTTCCCTATTTGCTGAGAAATAAGGATAGTAGTTAAGAAATCAGCTAATATGAAGCGCTTTATATAGAACTGGTTTCGGTGATAAAATAAGGTTTAAAGTTTACCATTTTATCTGTTGAGTGGGCACGGTAGGAATATCCTAACTAATAGTGCAAAACTTTCCTTTCTTCTCAGCCGCCTTGTTTCCTTTCTGCGGCTTTTGTATAGGGAAGCGTGTACATTTCGGTGGGCAATATAGATTATAGGGTACACGATGTAATCTTTTTGGAGAAAAAATGCAAGATGAAGTTCTTGATTTTATAAATAGACGATGGAAAAAGTATGATGCAAATTGGATGAATGGAAATTGTTATTGGTTTGCATTTATACTTTGTGAAAGATTTCCTTCGTTAGAGATGATATTTTTACCAATAGAAGGTCATTTTGTTGCAGGTAATATTAAAGAAGGAAGATATTATGATTGGACTGGTAAAGTAGATCTTCAAGAAGATCCTTATTCTTTTAATAGTTTGCGTTTAGAAGAGCCAAATTTATATTCTCATCTTTTAAGAGATTGTAGAAATTAAAATTTGACTTTTTCTGAAAATTTTGATATACTTTATTTGTAAAGAGTTAAGAAAGGCGTATAGCCTTAACAAAGTTAATATTTTCAACTCAGTGCAGAGCGGGTGCGACCGTGCTGAGAATACTCGGAAGCTTAGTATGAAATGCTTGGGATACTTAGCGTGGAATACTATTTGGATATGGTGACACGTCCAAAGAAGATAAAGGAATTTATCAACAGCAAGAGTATGTACTTTACATTGTTTACTTAAAAAGCTTGCAAAACTAATCGATGGCGCAATAGACGCTCTGGTGGAGAATAACCCAACCGCTATCTTGCGTGGAAAACAAGAATATGTTGGGAATCCAATAAGCCATTTGCCGCGTTGATCCACAGAAATGTGAGTATAAGATTAGAATGCAGAGTTAGTAGCCTAAACTGCGGTTGACAGCATATTGTCGAAGGATGAAAGACACAAGCTGAATGACAGGTGAAAACTGTGGGTATCAATCCCACTGTGCTTAAGAGGTGATGTTTAATGCGCTTCGGCGCTCATCATTTTATGGTAGGAAGCCATAAAGAGACGTTTTTATGACTCAGCCCTATCATGCACATGGCTGAATATTAAGGTGATAATGTAAGGCAATTCGAAAGAATGATAATATTGGCTTTGTTAAGGCTATATTTTTGTTTTGGCATTTAACATCTCTGATTTTACATATAAAATATGGAGGACATGAATATGTCTTATAACCCCGCAATGCCTTTTGGGCAAAATACTAATCAGTTAAATCAACAATTCCAATCACTATATCAACCTAAATTTGACAGTTTACAGCTATCAGATGATTTAACTAGGGTAAATGGTATAGAGAGTGTAAAAATGTTTCAAACGAAGCCTAATAGTAGGTATGCATTATTTGATTTAAATAAAGACGTTTTTTATATAAAACAAACAGATGCAAGTAATTTTCCAACTATTACAAGATACAGATACGAAAAAGAAGTGGAAGATGAACTTTCTGAAAAGTATGTAACTGTAGAGGAATTTGAAAAATTTAAGGAGGATTTGTTAAATGCCAAGCAGTCTATTCGGAACGAGTCCAAGCGGAGCACCTCTAGCGGGAATTCAGCAAATAAAAAATATGATGCAGATGTTGTCGGGGAATAATAATTCTCAGGCCATGCTGCAGATGCTGGCGGCGCAGAATCCTCAGTTAAGACAGGTACTTGATTATGTTCAACAGTCTGGTGGGGATCCTAAAGAAGCTTTTTACAAATTGGCTCAAGAGAAAGGAGTAGACCCCAACCAGATAATCAACATGCTTAAATAAGTGAGGTTCGGCCGAACTCGCATAAATATCCCTATTTAGGAGGTTGTTATCATGGACGGATTGTCTAATTCTGACGTCGCTTTGTTATCCCGAGATGGTGGCATGATGAGTGAAGGTGGCGCGTTCTTTTGGATTTTCGCGCTGCTGATTCTTGCTGGAGGCGGAGGCTTCGGTGGCTTTGGTAATCGTGGAGATTACGTTAGCCAGGCAGATCTTACAGCAGGACTGAATAATAATCAGACTCAAGCTCAGCTTTCTCAGATAGCACTATCATCCGCAAACAACAATTATGAAACCGCACGATTGATTAGTGATCAAAATGTGCAAATGATGCAGCAGAACAATGCAAATTTGATTAACGCTATCCAGGGCTTTAATCAGGTCCAGCAACAGTTAACTTCTCAGAATGGTCAGATTTTGAATGCCATTTCTCAGTTAGGTTATCAGATGGATCAGTGCTGCTGCTCCATTAAGACCCAGATGCTTCAAGATCGTCTTGACGCAGCTAACGCAGCGCTTACTGCTGCAAATGGCAATATTTCTAATGCCAACCAGTCCCAGTATATTCTTAGCCAGCTTGGCAGATTTGTCGCATGGACCCCGTCTGGTACGCAAGCTGCAACTGGTGCCTAATCTAAAATATACAGGAGTCCGTCTGAAAAGGCGGACTCTTTTATTTCATGGAGGTATCTGCTATGGATATGAGATTTTATAAGGAACATATTGAAGAAGAGTTAGAGGGCGCCAAGCAATATATTAAATGGGCAATTGAATTAAAAGGATCAAAACCACAATGGAGTAAAAATTTTGCCGAAATGAGTTCTACGGAAGTTAAACATGCAGAAGCCATTTATGGTATGTATCAGGAACATTACGAATCTATTGCGGGTGCTTATAAAACAATACCTCGATATGTTGAGGAATTACACGATTGTATTGAGGATATGTATGGAACTTGTATGGAAGAGATTTTAGAAATGCATAATATGTATAATCGTTAAGGACTGCGCAAGCAGTCCTTTTCATTCAAAAAAATAGAAAAAATATAAGAGAAAACTACTTCTAAATAGAGACTATAAAGGAGGTAGTTACATGGAACAAAATTTTATTGATCTCTTATTAGAAGACACGGTCGATTCTAATCTTCAATTACCGGATCCGAGTTTAGTCCAATATTATAACGACTTAGAAAATCGTATTATTTGGATTGACGAAGAAATTGATAAATCTGTGTTAGATATTGTATCAAAGATTATTAAATGGAATAGAGAAGATAAGGATTTACCTTTTAAGGAACGGAAACCTATTAGAATATTTTTTAATAGTCCAGGCGGAAGTTTAGACTTAGAAGAAACAATTGTTTCTATTATTCGATTGTCTAAGACTCCAATTTACGGTATAGCGCTTGGTATGGTCGCATCAGCTGCGAGTCTTATTTATTTAAGTTGTCATAGGCGTTTCGCGTTACAGAACGCTTATTTTATTTTCCATCGAGGTTCTTGCCAGAATTTAGGTGGCAATTACAATGAAATTCAAGCCGCTATGGATGACTATCGCGCGCAGATAGAAAAGATGGAGAAGTTTTATATAGAGAATACTAAATATCCCGAAGAAGTAATAAAAGAGAAGATTAAGTCAGATTGGTATATTCACATAGAAGAGGCGCTAGAATTCGGTGTGGTTACTGACTTGATTGAAAATATAGATATTTTACTTTGAGGGGAGTTTAATGGAAGAAAGATATTCAGGTTATCAGAATTTAAATGTTACAGAAGAAGAACTAGCTAGTTTATATGATGGTTCTTTTAAATGTAATTTTTTATTGGAAAATGAGTATATAATTGCTAGAAAAGATGATAAGGTAGTAGATTACTTCGTAAAAAAAGGAGATTCGTTAAAAAGAGTAGGATTTCCTTCCTTAGGCAATGGTTTTACCGGTACAATGAAGCCTCGAAATCCTGAACAGTATTGTGCAATGGATTTATTGAAGGATAAAGATGTTCCTTTAAAGCTGATTACTGGAAGCTTTGGTAGTGGCAAGACCATGATGTGCATTGTGGCCGCCTTGGATGCAGTACAACGAGGAGATTTTGATCGAATTGTTTTTGTGAGGAACAATGTACAAGTAAAAGACACAGATTCTCTTGGAGCATTGCCTGGAGGAGAATTTGAAAAAACACTTCCTTATGTAATGCCTTTCGCGGATCACTGCGGCGGAGAGGAAGGAATTATACATCTAATGCAGCAGGATCGTCTTCAAGTTATTCCTTTGGCTTTCTTGCGTGGGCGCAGTATTCGTAATTCAATTATATACTCTATGGAATCAGAGAACTTAACTAAAGAGCATATTCAATTAATAATGGGACGAGTTGATGAAGGATCTCAGTTATGGCTTGATGGTGATATTAAACAAAGAGATCGTGCAAGTTTTGAGAGGTCTCAAGGTTTGGAGACAATGATAGAAAGATTAAAGGGTAATAAGTTATTTGGGTATGTTCACTTAATTAAGTCGGAAAGATCAGAGGTCGCGCGCATGGCGGATCTATTAGATTGAGGGTCCGGCGCCGAGTGCGCCGGACTTTTTAGGTGGAGGCGAGGTGAATGGGAGTTTTACATACTAGTTCTTATTATGCAAAAGAGTATATTAATCCAGTTATAGATGCGAGATCACAAGAAGGACAGGAAGCTGCTCTGAATTTTTTAAAAGGGGAAGAGGCAAAGTTATATTCGGCCTTTGGAACTGATAGTTATGAAAGTTTTATGCATAAAATCAAAGAACTTTTTACAAATGAAAATATTGCAGTTTTAAAAAAATTTACACCGGCTTCTTTAAAAAACTCATTAGCAGATTTTGCGGGTATTAGTGGTAGTCTCTTTCAAGAAGAAGTACGTTTTACTTTTGATCTAACCAAAATGGATCCTATAAAATTTAATATAGATAAACTTAAAAATTCTTCTTTTCTTATTTCAGCAACAGATGATAAGATAGAATTAGGTTTTGTTTATAATCATAATAGTGTTAAAAAAGTTTTGAATAGCTTTTATAAAGATAGACATTTTATAGACACTTCTAAGAATATGGCTGCGGTTAACGAAAGATTACTTTTTTTAATAGGAGAACAAGATATATTAACGATTACTACTAAAAATCCTTCGACAGGTCAATTCACTGAAGAATATCGTACAACACCCATTCCTAACTTTCCTTGGGGATGTACGAAAAAAATATACGAAGCTGCGATTAAGGAAGGAGCAGTAGATGTTATCGCAGATTTTCAAAGGGCGACTCAACGAATAAAAAAATTTATATGTAACGATTTATGTGCAGAAGCTTCTCCGGATTTACGAAAAGCGATAGAATGGACTTGGATGAAAAATTTTAGTAGTGCGGATAGAGATCCCGCTTTCTTTTTTCAAGGTTCGACTACTTCTAATTTCATAAGTGGAGTTCAGGGTAGCTTAGGTGAATTTCAAGCGGCTGTTATTTTTACTTTTTTACAGCAATTACAAATAAAATCAACAAGTTATGCCACTATTATAGGTGATAAATTAAAGAGGGGAGAACAATTAAAAACTGATGTGTCTATTATAGAAAATTTAGGTCTTCAAGTAAAAAATATGAACACCATAAAAGACAGTTTAGGCAATTTGCAACTTATACATGATTTAGAAACTAATATTCATCCTGATAAATTATCCCCTTATATGACAGATGGGCAAAATTTTTTAGATTATATTGCAAACTATTATTTTAATACTACATATGCAGAAGAAAGTCAAGAAACTTTTAATAATTTAATCAAAGTTTTAGGAACTTATTTGGGAGAATTAATGAATTTTGCGATGGGAGAAGCAATAGATACTATATGTTTTTATTTTATAGGAGGTAGATATCTAGTACCTGCTTCTAGAATTTTAGAAGCAAGCAGAGAATTACATCTGGAAGATAGCATAGAAATAACTTCTAGTTATAGAGGACTTCCAGATTTAGGATATGAATTGCCAGGGCATACAGGTAGTAAGGGAAGATCAGAGCCAATCTTTGTAGAATATTGGAAGCATCCTTATGGAGATACTTCTTCTTGGATACCCACTGGTAAAAATTTGGGATTATATCATACTCTTACTACAAAATTAATTTCTATTAGAACTCATTTTAATTTAATGTCTGAAATAGAAAAATATGCTTTATTTTAAAATTTGAAAAATTTTCAGACTTATTATATAATACATATAGAAAATGAGAAAGGAGATAAACGAACAGGGAGTATATAAATCCTTGCGAGATTTCTTCTCATTTTCTTTTTTTATAATTAAAAAGGAGAAAATCTATGAAAAACAAACTTATTACTACATTACTAATTTTTTTATTCTGCGCCGGCACTATTGTCGCGCAAGAATATACTGAATCACCAATTTCAACAGGAACTCAAAATTTTACATACGAAAGAGACTTCAATATTATAAATATTGCGCCAAAAGTATTTACTTGTAAAGAAGTTGAAATTGTTGAAGAAGAAACTAATTTCTTGGTAAGAGATCTCTTAACAGAAGAGATCCTTTTCTTTTCACAAAAGGTAGATGAAACACTTTATACTACTGTAACCTTAAATGTAAGAAAGAATCCAAACATAAGTTATCAAAGATATAGCGTCTTAGCGCCGAATACAAAAGTAAATCGAGTTGGTTGGTCGCGATGCGGTTGGGATATCATTAAAGTTCAAGAAGACCTATTTTTTGTTTGGGGAGAATATCTAACGAAAGAGCAACCAGAAAACATAATTGAGATAGACTCCCTTGAAGAGGAATCATATGTAGCGCCAGAAAAAGAAGAAACGGTTGTAAATACTTACTATGAAGAAACCAAACCAATAGTTAATGAACCTTCAGGCACCCATACTTATGTAGGCACCTATAGATTAACCGCATATTGTTGGACAGGAAACCCATGTATGGATGGCCAATGGCCCTCAGTTGGGTATACCGTAGCTTGTAATGATCCACGCCTGTGGCACAAATGGATTTATATAGAAGGATATGGAACTTATTATGTTCATGATACTGGTGGTATGGCGAATGATATTATTGATATCTATTTAGGAGATTATGATACCTGTGTTCAATTTGGCTTGCAGTATGGCCAGGTTTATATTATGAACTAAACTAAAAATTGATTTTTTCTTAAAGATATATTATACTATATATAGAAAGTGAGAAAAGAAAGCTCGTTCTACTATAAAGCAAGAACCTTGCTAACTAAGTTCTTTCCGAGCCGGAGTAGGAAAGAATAAGGGACTTGGGGAATAAGGCAGGAGTCATGACCTGATGAATATCCAACTGAAGCAGCAAACTTTCTTATCTTTCTTTCAGGCAAGCGTTAACACGGATTTAGCACTTAAACTACCACCGGCACGTAAATCGGTCCTAAGGTTGGGCGTGGTGATATGTGGCAGAATGAGCTGAAAACGCTATACCAAAAGAAGAGAAGTAAAGTGCATTTTATATCAGTACTTAACATGCATCTCATAAGAACTGCGTACCAAGTTAAGTCATCTCTAGTTTGGCAGAGTTCGTCGAGAGGTAAAATCTAAACTGTCATTTTTCTTGCGGTGAGCAAAAGCCTACCGCCAGGGAGGAAGATTACCCTATTCCTCGTTGGATATAATTCCAGAAAAGCCATAGTGGTTAAATGGATGGCGCGGAAAGTAGCCGCAAGAATTTGATTTTTTCAAAAACTTTTGATATACTATATAAGTAAGATAAAGAAAGGAGAAAAAGTCCATGGGAGATTATTGGGATAGCTTTGATTGTCAGATTCAGTGCGAAGAGAGCTTTTTCAGTGAAGATGAGGATGATTTTTCTCCGAGTTCATTCTGTCGATATAGCCCAAAGGCAGAGGCATCAGTCTTAGGAACTGATCAGTGTGAGTTCGAATCTCTCTATCGACATTGAAACATAGACCGTTAGCGCAATAGGTTAGAGCGTCGGCCTTATAAGCCGAAGGTTTCGAGTTCAAGTCTCGGACGGTCTATTTTGAAGAGGTCGCATAGTTGGTCGAGTGCGCCGGTCTTGAAAACCGGAGGCCTGCTGGTCCGTGGGTTCGAATCCCACCCTCTTCGCTTTATACTGATTTTGTACAGCAATTATGGAAAGTGAGAGTGCATTATGAGCTACTACTATAATTATTATATTGGTTATGCTAAAGATGGTAAAATTTATCCGTGGGGGCCGTATGACGCAAAGGGCAAGCTTAGCCCTGCTATTGTCAGAAGCCGATCTTTTGCCTCAGATTTGCATGAAGACTTTTGCGCCGTACCGAAAGAGAAAGTTTCTGACGAACTTCGTAAGGAATTTGAATACGAAGATTGGGATGGTACAAAGCGCTTTGAAGTAAAGTATCTTCCAGTAAAAGACTTGCCTACAGGCACATATATTAAAACAGGATACTTCTTAATTAATGACGTTATAAACTACGAGAAAAGTAACGATGAAACTTTTGAAGATTTCTATAATGTTATTAGTCCCGAAGTTTATGCGGCAAAATTACAGCATGAAATGATGTTTGGTAAAAATCAGCCTAAAAAGGATGATGAAGGTTACGAATATACAGAACCGAATGCATCGGATTATATGTATTACGCATGCCCTAATTATCTTACAAGAGAATATGAGGCGGCAGTCTTACGAATGTTGGTTGGAATCTTAGAGGATTATCAGCTGGGCACTGGAGTTGAATATGTAATTTTAGAGACAGAAGGATAAAAAGAAGGCTGTTCCCAATAAGCGAGAAGCCGCAGCCTATATCGCAGGATTAACGAAAAGGAATAAACTGTGCTTACCGCGGGGTAGTGTAATGGAAGCATATCGGACTCATTATCCGAAGGTTGAGGTTCGAGTCCTCCCTCCGCAACTTAAATCCTAATGTAGTCGCGCGTAAGCATTAGGTCTGAGATGGCAGTAATATACTATGACTGAGGGCTTACTAAATTAAAATCACGGTTCTGAAGCGTGGGGCGAGACCATCTTTCTCACTCTGAAGCCACTCACTTAACCATAGACTTTAGGATACGTGTAAATTTGGGGTATAAGATTAGTAGAAGTTTTCCGATGGTAAAAGGCTTCTTTTAGAAGAGAGGTGGTAGTATGCGGCGGTTACTGAGCGCGCATAGAGTAGGAAAATTCTCTAAAATTGTACCTTAAATTTTGCCAATGTAGCTCAATTGGTAGAGCAGCGCACTTGTAATGCGCAGGTTATCGGTTCGAGTCCGATTGTTGGCTTATAGGAGAATAGTTCAGTTGGTTAGAACGCCACTCTGATAAGGTGGAAGTCAGGGGTTCGACTCCCTTTTCTCCTATTTACGGGGTGTGGCTCAGTTTGGCTAGAGCGCGCGGCTTGGGACCGCGAGGTCGTGGGTTCGAGTCCCGCTACCCCGACTGGTGAGTAATCACCAAATAAGAAACCGCCTAAGATATAAGAATGGCGAAGGAGAATTTATATGAAATTTTATTCAGAAATTACGAAGAATCTTTATGATTCTGAAAAGGAACTCGTACAGGCAGAAGCTGAAGCCACTAAAGCAAAAATGCTCGCGCGGAAAAAGCTA